CAAAATGACTGGAGATGCTCTATCTTCTGGATTAAGCGTTAAGGGAGCAGCAGAGAAATTCAAAGCCGACATTAATAATCTAAAAAAGAATTTAGATGATTTTAAGGACAAAAACAAAATAGGAATTGACGTTGACACAAACGCTGCAAAAAACATTAAAGAAGCGACCGACTTTCTGAAAAAGAATTATGACGAGATCAAAACGACACTCAACCAGTCAATAGAAGTCCTTAACCAAAACATAAACGAGAGTAAGGCAGGAATTGAAGTAATGACGGCAGATTTAAAAGATCTGGAAAATGTTTTGGATAATTTAGCACCATCAGCCAGTAAATTAGATCTTATTACGGAATTCGAGGCAGCCAGCAGAGCATTAAACGAAGAAAAAGCAGCTTTAGCAGATTATCAAGCGCAGTTGAAAGAAACGGAAGAAGCCAACAAGAACCTAACAAAAACATTAACAGACGCAACAGCCGCTACCGATTTGTTAAACGAAAAACAAATTACATTAAATTCAAGTTTTGAGGAGGTTTACGGCGATGTGCAACCGTTGACAACAAGGCTTGGAGAACTCGAGGACCGAATGTATGAAATGGCTTTGGCAGGACAACAGAATACGCAGGAGTTTAAAGACTTGCAAGCCGAAGCAATAAAGTACAGGCAAACTATACAGCAGGTTGACGCAGCGGTTGATACTTTTGCGAAAAATTCAGCGATATTAGATATTACAATAGAAGCAGCACAGGGATTAACGGGAGCGTTTGCAGCCGTACAAGGAGCGTCGGCGCTATTTGGAGAAGAAAGTGAGGACGTACAACAAGCGCTATTAAAGGTAAACGCTGCAATGAGTGTTTTGCAGGGGCTTCAAGCTGTTTCCGCCGTTTTAAACAAACAAAGTGCCGTTAGCGCATTATTATTACGTAATAATTTAGTAGCCCAAGCCACAGCCACAGAAGCTGTGACAGTTGCCGAAAAAAATAGAACGATAGCTACAAAGGCTGGAACAGTAGCTACAAAAGCAGCAGGAGTTGCGTTAAAGGCTTTAGGTATTGGATTAATAATATCATTGATCGCTTACTTAGTAGCGAACTGGGATAAATTGACAGACGCAGTCAATAAATTCTTACCAGCAGGACAAAGCGTAGGTAAATTATTTGACAACATAAAAAGCTATGCAGTTGGCGTTGGTAACGCTGTAATTCAATATTTAATAACGCCTTTCAGAGCGTTATCGGCTTTATTAACTGGAGGCATAGAAGAATTTAAAAAAGCAATAAAGGACGGTTTTTCTTTCAAAGCGAATTTTACCAAAGGTTTTAACGATCAAGAGTTAAGAAACGAAAAAGCACACCAAAAGAAATTAGAAGAGGAGCGTATAAATGCAGATGCAAGGGATTTAGAGCGCAGAAAAAACAGAGGAGAAAACGTAGAAAAAGAAGAAATTGCACTTCAAAAAAGACGTTTAGCATTGCTGAAAGAAAACACAAAAGAGTGGAAAGAAGCAAACGAGGAGCTCGAAAACTTACAAGACAGCGCATATAAAGCCGATAAGGACAAAAGGGAAGCGAGAGCCAAAGAAATGGCTCAAAAATCAAAAGAACAACGTCAAAAGCAACTTGAAGAAGAAAAAAAAGCGAACGATCAAAGAATTGATTTAGCGAGGCAGTTAGAAAATGCCCGAATAGCAGAAATGCAGGAGGGATTAGAGAAAGAAAAAGCCGAGATTGAAAACGCATACAAAGTCAGAATTGAAGATCTGAAAAACCAAGAAGCATTAAGCACGGAGGCGCAAAAACAGTTAGCTGATTTAGAATTAGCGTTGATAGCTGAAAAGAACGCAAAAATAAAGCAAGCAGAAGAAAATGCAGAAAAAGAAAGAGCGACATTATTATTAGCTTCAAGACAAACAATAAACCAGTTGCAGAGAGATAGTGAGCAAAGAAGTTTAGAGGCTTTAGAAATAGATCATGAGCAACGATTGTTACAAATTGAGGAGCAATACAAAAACGAAGAAACGTTACGAAAAAAATTAATTGCAGCGTTAGTAGAAAGCACAGAACGTGAGCGTGCAAATATCAGAAAGCAATATGCCGAAAACGCACTAAAAGAAGAAGAAGAAATTGCAATATTGTCCGTTGAGATGATGAGCAAATACGCCGTTGAGAATGAGAAAACAGAGCGTCAGAAGCAGTTAGCGATATTAGAAATTAAACTTGATTATGCTAAAAAGAATTTACAATTATTAGAAGCCACAGGCGGCGATGAAAACAAATTACAAATCGCACAGGCTAAAAAACTGATACAGGATCTTAGAAACGAAATAAACAAGGAAGCGAAAAACGGAAAAGGTTTTGACTTCTTTGAATTTATTGGGTTAGGGGATTTATCGACCGAGCAGAAAAACGCAGTAATGGAAGCTGCAAAAGAGCTGTACGAGGGGATCAAACAAATAACAGACGCTATTATAAGTCAATACGACAGGCAGATTGATAAAAAGCAGGAAACAATCGACCAGATTGATGAAGAAATAGGCGAACTGGAGGAAAGTTTAGACCGTGAAAAAGAGTTAAGAGATCAAGGGCTTGCTAACAATGTAGAATCGATTGAGGCAGAGATTGCAGAAAAGGAACGCCAGAAGCAGGAAGAAATAAGACAACAGGAGGAATTACTGGAGCAAAAAAAGAAAATGCAAAAAGCCCAATTAGCAATTGACACAGCAACCCAATTAACAAACTTAATCACGGCTTCAACAAATATTTTTAACGCATTATCTTCAATACCATTTGTTGGAATACCATTAGCAATTGCAACAATTGGAGTAATGTTCGGAGCGTTTGCGGTTACAAAAGCGAAAGCAGCCCAATCAATAAACGATCAAAAACTTGAAAAAGGAGGCTGGATAAAAGGTAAAAGACATAGCGAGGGAGGCGTTAAAATTGGTTTAGGTTACGAAGCAGAGGACGGCGAGTTCGTTACAAACAGGAAAACCGCTGCAAAATATCCAAACTTTTTGGAAGCTATGAACGAAAATAAATTATCAAGTTTTGATATTGGAAGTCAAGAATTAGGAATGTTATTGAGCGAATTAGGTATCGATTTAAGTAGCCCAGAAACAATAGAAGCGGTACAGGAGCAACAAAGAATTGATTTGAAATTACCAGAAAACGGACCTAACGATGATTTTACAGAAATGAACGGTAATTTAAGATTTTTAGCAGAGCGTGAAAAAATGAAAGAGGACCATTGGGAGGATAAATATTTTTACTACAAAAGAAGAGGCAACAGAATAACAAAAATTAGAAAATAATGCAGGATCATTTTAGATACAAAATTACAGATAGGCTGGGCGAAATTTTTACCCAGCCTTTAGGCGCAAACGATTTTACCATAGAATGGAGTAAGGACACGGACGCAGGAAAGCGAGTTTACACCGAAGAATTTGGAGGCGAAATTATGTTTAAAGGCGAGGCGTTTCAAAGGTTATTAAGGACCGAAAAAAGCATTTACAGATGCGAAAATCAAAATGTAACGATCGATCGTAAATGTATTGATGAAAACGGCATAGAAACATACAAAAATTGGTTCAACGGCGTTATTTCTCTAAATTCTGGAGAATGGGATTTAGATAAATGTACGGTTAGAATTAAGTTCGATCAAAATAAGGTTGAAAAATGCTTTGAGGATAACAAGTCAAAAACATTCGATTTTTTTCGAGCAGGAATAGCCAGACAAAACGTAGATACACAAGACAATTACAATGTTGAATTTGAAGAAATAGAATGCGTACAAAACGAAGCACCAAACGGAAGTATCACAGGATCTATATTTTGCGAAACAGGAACGCCAGAAGAGGGAAACTGGACAATGGTTTACCAAAGAATTTCACACAGTGATTTAGGCACAAGAATAGTAACCAGATGGAGTAGAAAAATATACACAAGATCTTGTGAAGAACCGTCACCGTCAGAAACAGCTATTTTGATACAAGACAATTGTTTCGGTATTTTAGGTTATAGAAAATATGCAGATTTAGTTACAACATATAATTGTAAATACACACCATTTGACACACAAATAGAACAAGGACACTTATACAATTGCGAGATAGTAGGAGCAGAATATAACGACATAAAAACGATACCTAACGGAATAATGCTAAACGATGCAATACAGGCTATTGTTTTTGAGTATTGTCCAAACATAACAGTAAAATCAGATTTTTTACAAATAAATCCAGAAAACCCAAGCACAATAAATTACGTTACGAACACAACAACGAAAGTTGACAAAATAATGTTGTTTCAAAAATCAGACGTAAAAAGACCAAACGCATTAAACAAGGCTACAAAATTAGAATGGACATTTGAGAAATTAATGGAAGCCTTAAAATTTATGTTTAACGTAGATTGGAGAATTGAAAACGATCAATTTGTAATTGAACACGTTAGTTTTTTTAATAAAAAATTCGGAATTGATGCAACTGAAAAGAAATACGAAAAGTTTTTAAGAGGCAAAAGAAAATACACATACAAAAACGATGAAATTCCAGAGCGTGAAGAATGGATCTTCAAAGAAGCGAGTTACGGCGATTTTGTTGGCAGACCTATTTTATACACCGATTGCCAAACAGAGGGGAGTAAAAAAATAATAAAATCTTACGCATTACAGGACGTTACAACAGACGTAGAATTTGTATTACAGAACCCAGACAGCGAGAGCGAATATGTTGAGGACGCTGGAATAGTTTTTATTGCCACAAAATTAAACGCAGCAGGAAAATATTATATTTTACAGGAAGCAGGAATATTGGACGGATCAAGGTTAAATAATACGCTATCAAACGCTATTTTACAAAGAGATTACCACAAGTACGAAAGACCTTTGCCAAGAGGAATAATGAATGGCGTACAAACAAATTTTTACAGCGTAAAAAACACAAAGCAGGGAGAAGCATTTGCAATACCTTTAGATTGTAAAACCCATTTCGATCCAGACGATATAATAAAAACTCCCTTAGGTTACGGGGAAGTAGATAAAGCAGTTTTTAATTTCAAAACGTGTATGCTTGAGTTAACATTGCTTTATAATGCGTTTGAGGACCTTGAAGAAAATACAGCACCAACGGCGTCGAATAAAGCACTTACAATTATTAAAAATAACGAAATAGAAATAAACGTTAGAGAAAATGGAACGGACGAAAATTTAGACAAAACAACAACGCATATTTTGAGCCAGCCAAGCAATGGAACGGCAAGCGTATTAAGCAACGGAAACATATTATTTATACCAAACAGCGACTTCACTGGAAATGTTGCTTTTACTTATTATTTGCTTGACGAATGGGCGGTAAAATCAAACAACGCAATAATTACAATTACTGTAAAAGAACCAGACCAGCCACCAGTTGCAAATGATGATTTTTATATTGGATCAAAGGATATTGTTTTAAACGTTAACGAAACAAACGGAGTGTTAGCCAACGACACCACAGACACTGGCGTATTAACGGTATCAAATTACGACAGCACAACAGCAAACGGAGGCGCAGTTGTTATTAATTCAAACGGATCTTTCACGTACACACCGCCTGCGGGATTTGAGGGGATAGACACGTTTAATTACACGGCACTAAATGAAAATTTATTAACAGACGCAGCGGTAGTAAGCATAACTGTTTTAGATCAAGATAAGCCAATAACAAGACCAGATAATTACATAACACGTAGAAATTTTGCATTAACAGCTAATGGAACGGCAACATTACCAAAATTAACGGCTAATGATTACACTTTAAGCGGTAATAATCAAAATTTCACAACAGATCCAGAAACAAAAACAACAGCACATTTTGGAAGCGTTACGATAAATAATGACGGAACATTTACATATACGCCACCTTTTAATTTCATAGGCGTTGACAGTTTTGAATACACCGCTATAAACGCATACGGAAGTGCAACAGGAATATCAACAATAAGCGTAATTGAACCTATTTACGTTAAGTTGGTTAAAGAAAATTCTAAATTTGTATCAAACCCTATAATTTGTGACGGTTTCCCAAGTATTGGAGGCGGAGAAACAAGAGAAGATATTGTATTGTATTTTTATCAAAATTCGCAAGGAACAATACCAAAAGATGTAACAGGATTGAATTTAAAAGCATTGGTAAACGAGGGAACAAAACCATACAACAGCAGCAATTATACATATCAATCATTCTTAACAGACGTATTAACAGGCACAAAAACAATTATAAGACCGCAAGAGATAACCAATTCAAATTATTATAATTGTAGCGGGATTACGACAGGGGGAGTTACAAAAACGTTTAACTTATTGTCAAACCCAATGTATATAATTATATAATTTCCAAAAAAAATTGTATATAATTTAACTACTAAAAATGTATTTACAAAATGGATTTAATTTATAAAGAATTACCAACGGTTTTGCCCTTTTACGACAAGAGGGCAAACCAAAACATGAACAAGGAAAATGTTTCTAAAAATTGTATTTATCAATTAATAAGCCCGAACGACAGCCTATTACCGTTTCAAATCTTAATACCAGCAGAAATGTACGCAAGACCCACAAAATGGAGCGTTTTTACATTGGGAGGGATTGAGATTGATTTAACCAGGAATTTGGACTTTATTTTTGAAAAAATAACTGAAAACGGAGCCTATTTTGTTTACAACGGAGAAGTTTTAGAATTTGCCGAAAATGTAAATTTAAAAATGGATTGCGGTTTTTATTATTCGGTTCTGGAGATAGGAGGCGAAAAATATTACAGCGAGGTTTTTTGTGTCAAGAATTTCAGAAAATCAGATACTACAAATTACGTCAAAATCGAAATATCGAACAGCACAGATTTAAGCCCGTTGATTTACAAAATAGGATCTGAAAAATTCGTACAAAATATTTATTTAGACACCTTTGTTCACGTTTCAGAACCAGAAATTGAGGAAGAAATGGAAAAGGACGGAAACGACAAAGACGTACCCGTATTTCAAAAATTAATCGTGAGAAACAGAATGCAGGTAATGTTACCAGATTTTTTAAACATAGCTTTATCAGCAGCACAATTGCACGACGAAATAACAGTTACGACAGAGCAAGGAAAAAGAAAAGGTTTTGTGGACCGTTTAATTTTAAGTAGTGCAGTTGAAGATAACGGAAGCTATATAACAACAGACATTTTATTAGAACAGGATTTATTAGTTAAAACAAATTGCGATCAATTCATAAAGCAAATTGAAGATGAAACAGAAGCAAGAATTGAAATAACAGTAAACGAAAATGACACAATTACAATAACAGGAAACGCTCCAACATTAGGTTTGATAAATATATTCCACAACAGATCGGTAAAAGTTGGTAATATTTCTGTGCATGAATTACGAAAAGGTGTAACAATTAATTATGAAGCTGGGGAATATTATTTTGAAGTAGAATACAAAGGAGATTACATAACAGAAAGCAACGAAGTCATTATTTGATAATTTTTATTAAATTCGTAACAAAAATATGTTTAATTTTTAAAAAAACAAGATTATGCCAGTACCAACATGCCCAGAGGATTGTACAACGCCTTTAGCACCAGTAAAATTTAGCGACTGTGCGCCAGATATTATTTTATCTGAAATACGCAGAATATTTGTTGCAAAACCAACAGCAGCAGCATTTACAGACGTATCACAAGCGACAGAATGGACGACTAGAATTAGCGAAACAGATGTAGCGAATGCAGACGCTATTAGACCTCTAACTGTTATTGCAGATAAACCAGCAGCAGCAGCAGTAGTAAAAGATATTTCTAACGGACGTAGATTCAACATTGGAAAGGACCATACATTAAACATTACAATTGATGATGTTAGTCCAGAGAATTACGAATTTATGCGAGTTGCAGAATGTGGAGGAAAATTTAAAATGTGGTATGAAACCGCAGGAGGATTTTTATATGGAGGAAACGAGGGAATTTTAGTTGACATTACGTTAGACGATGTTTTAAACAGAGGAGTTGACGAAATTGAAACGATTGCAGGAACGGCAACGTGGAGATCTAAATTTCATCCAGATAGAGTGCTTTCTCCAATTTTCAACGCTGGGGTTGTTACGCCTCCAGAAGAGGAGTAAAGAATTATTAACAGCCCTTTTAAACTTTGTTTTTTAAGGGCTTTTTTTGTTTTAAAATGGAAAGAATAAATTTATATAACAAAATAAACCCGTGCGGTAATTTAGATTATTTAAGCATGGTTTGGCTAATAAATAACATTGTTTATCAAGATCAGCAAATAGGCATTTTTCTTTTAGGAAGATTGAGCCAAACAGGAAGATTAAGCCAGCAGGATTGGATTACATTAATTAAAAATTCAACATTTATAAATGGAAGCCCAATTGACGAAAACACGGCTTTAAGTTGGTTAACAGGAAAATGCAATTTAAACCGATCGGAATTAATGTTGTTTTTGGAGTATGTAGAATTACATGAAACAGAGCCAACATTTTTAACAACGGGAACAGGAAATTTAATAACCACAAATAATTATTAAAATGGCTTACACACAAATACCAGCTTTTACCAAAATAAACACACTTGACAATGACACAGAATTTGTTATCGTTGTTGACGGAGTTGAATATTTGGTAACATTCAAAACATTATCAGATAAATTCGGGAATACTCCAGAATTATTAGCCTCAATTGAGGCAGAAATTGAAGCGTTAAGAAATATAGTTGACGCTTTACCTACTGAAAACCCAGCAGCACCAATAGCTTTAAAAATTTCAGACACGCCAACAATTGACGGAATTTACAAACCAACGGAAACAGGAGTTTATCCAAATGCTGGAGGTTTAGAATACGATCCAGAAGAGGGAATAACGTATTTCATCAGAACGGCTGGAGTTTGGACAAAAGACGTAACGCCGATCAATTTCACACCAACAGGCGTAGTAGAAGAGGGAAACACACAAGCAGTTAGTGGTGGGGAGGTTTATGAAAATATAAATACACCATTTACTATTCTTTCTAAAGTAGGATTGAAAATAGATGAGATGTCTCAAGTTGTAATGTTAAATCAATTTTTATTTCAACAAGATAAATATCTATCGCCGGCTAATGGAGTAAATAACGGTGTTGGTTACGGTGTCACTGATTATATACCATGTCAACCTAATAATATATATCTATGGAGAGGTAGATTAAATGCCGGAAGAGTCTCTATAGAATATGATGCTAACTACAACCCTATTGGCGTAGTTGTTAATGAAAATAGCGGTTTAGTTTACGAGAAAGAATTTACTACTTCACAAGATGCAAGATATCTTAGGCTATGTTCATATCTTGAACCTATAACAGACCCTATGACTGATTTTATACCTAGTGATGAAACTGTAGGTTTGTTTATTTACAATACCGCAGAGGGTTTTAATGAGGTTGATTTCTACAACAATATAAAGCCAACTAATGATATAAATGAAAATCAAAAAGGAGCGGTATCGGGAAAAGAAATTTATAGCTTTATAAAAAGTTTAGATTATTTGAACTTTAAAATACCAAACTATAATGGATTTTGGATTTCAGAAGACGCTATACCTGCTAAAGATTACACTTCTTCATATTTCGAGACATTGGTTAATGAATACAATGATGTTATAAATAATTACGATGATGATTATATATCCGCAACAATAAGTGTTAAGGATAAAGACCAATCTGGCGAATTTGACATAAACGAGATAATAATAGAGAGAAAAGATAACGATAGAAATATAGAACAGCTCACTATTTTAATATTTTCAGGGCAACACGGGTCAGAATACGCTAATCCAATCGTTACATTAGAGTTTATAAAGAAACTACTCAATTCTGACGAAGATATATTTGTATACTTAAGGGAAACGTTTAGATGGGTTATATTACCTATTATTAACCCTTGGGGATATAAAAATGCACAAAGGAGCAATTCTAGGGGTGTGAACTTAAATAGAAATTTCCCTATAGGGTGGAAACCGCAAGGAATACCAGGAGGTTTTGGAGATTATAGTGGGGAATATCCGTTATCAGAAAAAGAAGCTCAAGTTGTTAAGTCTGTTTTAGATGAAAACCCGAATTACATAATAGCTATTGATGGTCATGCTTACTCTGGATGGGAAGATTATCCATATAACTTGTTTTGGTCAGAATCATATAATTTTAGCTCTATGCATTCAATCAATTCGTTAACATTAAAATTGTCTAGGTACGCTAGAAATAATTCTGTTTATATACCTAGTTCTAATAAACAATTATTAACTAGAACAAATGCTTTTGATTTTGACCGTCCAAAAAATGGGTTGTTAACCGAGTATCTTTATTCTTACAATAAGTCAGCGTTATCATTTTTAATTGAGTTACCGATGAGATATTTTGGAGTCCCAAAATCTCAAGGCAGCAGCGAACTTGTTACATACTCTTTAATATCTTATGTTAATATAATTGCAACTTTATTAGAAAGTAAATCTTTTGTTATTAACTAAAAAAATGTAGATATGACGCACGTATTTAAAAAAAATCAAAAACAAGAAGAATGATAAAAACATTTTTAGCGAGATACTTAGGGCTAATAATATTAGCAGCCTCAAAGGACGTAAGCATAGGAAATCGATTACATTATTTTTTAGAGGCTTTAGGTAAAACGGCAGTAGCATTATATTTGATAGATCAAATCAATAATTGGTTTTTAGAAAACCACAGGTTTGCACTTTTTTTGTGTGTTGCTTTATTTGCCAACATAGTTGTTGGATCTATTTTTCATATATGGAACAGGAGTTGGAATTTTCCAGACTTCTTTAAAAAAAATGGAATTATGATTTTTGCGGTTTGCACAATGTATATGCTATTAGAGCAGTTGAGATATACCATAGGAGATAATATTGCAGGAGATGTGGTAAAAGCGACCATACAGGCAATGTGTTTAATTTATCCTACAAGTAAAGTAGCAAAGAATTTTTTTATACTTACAAACGGACAATTTCCGCCACCTTTTTTGATGAATAAAATTGAGAAGTTCGTTAAAACTGGAGATTTGAGAGATTTTTTTGACACATTAAAAAAAGATAAAGAAAACGATCAAAAACAAGAACAATGAAAAAAGTATTTATTTTATTAAGCATATTCCTATTATGGGGTTGCGCTTCATTTGAGAAGAAACATTATAAGGCTGTAAAGTTTTTTAATGAAAATGAAGTTTTAGCAGCGGAATATTGCAGCGGAAAATTTCCAGTTGTGCCAGAATTTATAAAAGGAGATCCAATTATAAAAATAGACACCGCACCAAAATTAGTACCTTACGAAGTAGATTGCCCAGACGGAACAAAAGTAACAGGAGAAGTAAAAGCGGATTGCAAGGAAACAACGGTAACGATCACAGATACTATTATTAAGCCAGACAGGGCAAAAGAGCGTTTTTTACAGGGAGAAGTCGATAAATACAAAGAAATGTACTTTAGAGAAAAAACAAGGGCGGAAAACGAAGAAAAAGAGCGCAAGGAGTTAGAAAAGAAATTTAACCAGCTTTTATATACTATACTTTCAGCAATAGGACTTTTAGCATTAATATTCATAATAAAAATAATTAGAAGATGAAAACAAGTAAAAAAGGAATTGAATTAATAAAAAAATACGAGGGTTTCAGAAGTAAACCGTATTTAGATCCAGTAGGAATCCCAACTATTGGTTATGGCGCAACTCATTACGGCAATGGTATTAAAGTTAAAATGACTGATAAGCCAATTACAGAAGAAGAAGCGACTGTTTTATTGTCAAAAATGTTAGTTAGTTATGAAGATAGTGTAAATCGATTAGTTACAAGAGAACTAAACCAAAATCAATTTGACGCATTAGTTTCTTTTACGTACAATTTAGGAGGTGCGAACTTAAAAAGTTCAACATTATTAAAAAAAGTAAACGCAAACCCTTGTGACAGGACTATTGCTAATGAATTTAATAAGTGGGTAAACGCTGGAGGAAAAAAACTCAACGGATTAGTTAAAAGAAGAAAAGAAGAAGCGGAACTTTATTTCAGTTAGCTTTCTGCAAAAATAATTAGCACATAAAAGCCCATTTTAAGGGCTTTTTTTTATGCTTGCACGCAAAGGTATAAGCAACAAAAAGAAAACGCAGGAAACCCGTTTTTATTAAAAATCAATTTTGTTTTGATTTTTTTTCGTTTTTGTTTTGTTTTTACGAAAATTAACCGCAACTTTGCATTGTTAATAATTTAAAAAACAAACAACGATGCAAAATTACAAAGATCAAGTTAAAGGCGAAATGTTAGAAAATCTTTATGATTTATGTTACGCAGCACACCGAAACGTATCATTTAGTCCAGAAAAAAGAGCAGTTAGTTACGTTAAAGAATTCAGCAGTATTTTAGAAAAGGACCTTGAAACGTTAGGAGAAAATGCAGGAAACTACAAAGAAAAGTTTATTGCTAAATTTTCAGATTGGATGCGATCAAAGGGAAATTGTTTAAGCAGTATGATTACGGGACCAGCTCGTTTCCCAGTAAGAAAAGCAGAAAAAGCAAACAACGCAGAAAGAAGAAAATACGAAGAGTTTGAAAAATGGCGTGATAAGTATTTTACGGCGATAAACAGAAAACCAACGTTAAGCCCAGAAGATGAATTAACAATAGCAGAAAACAGATTAATTAAATTACAGGCTTTGCAAGATGAGGCGAAAGATTTAAACGCTTGGATAAGAAAGAACAAATTAACAGATCCAAAAGAAATTATTACAAAAGCGAAAGAGGCGGAGTACAGCGATGATGTTTTAAAATTGCTTTACGAGCAAACAAAATGGGATGGCGAAAAATCTGTTATAATCGGTTACAAAGTACCCAGCTTTACATTAACCAACAATAACGCAAAAATCAAAAGCACGATTGCAAAAGTTAAAACGATGCTTAACAGGATCGAAACAAAAGAAAACTTTACAGATATTGAATTTCCAAACGGAAGAATAACAATTGAAGATGATCGTATAAAAATTTTCAATGACGAAAAACCAGAAAAGGAAATAATCGAATTGATAAAAAGTAACGGTTTTCGCTGGAGTCCATTTTGGAAATGTTGGTGCAGAAAACATACAGAAAACGCAATGTATGTAACGAAAAAATTATTATTACCAAAATTACAATAGAACACCAAAAGCCGTCTTAACGGACGGCTTTAAAAAACGAAAGAGTATGGAGGAATTTTTTACAAATTGTGGTATAAAAAGAACATTAAACAAATCTGGAATATCATTTGAAACAAAGGTAGAAAACGGAAACGCAGTAGCTATTATTAAAAATGGGGGAAGCAAAATAATAGTAAGCGAAAATGTAGAAAAATACATTGAAAGAAGAAAGGTAAACAAACACGCTTGTACGTTTGAATTTTTACAAAATAATAAGGAAAATTTAGCAATGAGCGATGTTTTGAAAAAAGCGTATTTAATTTTTAAACGAATAAATAATAACAATGAAAACTAAAAAAACGATCAGCGATGCATTATTTAAATTTTGGCAAAAAAACAGACGACACGGCGACAACATTAAATTAATGGAGTTGACTGGTAAAACAGATCCAACGATACGAAAATATTTAAGTACAGGAAACGTACCAGATACGGAAGTTGTAGAAAAGATTACAAATTTTTTCAAAGATAGAATTGAAAAGGAAAAAGAATTATTAAAAAGTTAAGAAATGGAAAATCAAAATTTTCAACCACAGGCACAGCAACCTCAACAAATGACGTTGAAACAAAAACAAAACAGCGTAGCTAATTTGTTAAACAATTATAAAACAAGTATTGCACAGGCTTTACCGAAACACTTAACGCCAGACAGATTAATGCGAGTTTTTTTAACCGCAAGCGTTAAAAATCCAGCTTTGTTAGATTGTACACAGCACAGTTTAATAAGTTCAATTTTGACAATTGGGCAGCTTGGATTAATGCCAGATGATGTTTTAGGAGAATGTTATTTAATACCTTTCAACAACACGAAAAAAGGCGTTAAAGAATGCCAAATAATGATCGGTTATAAAGGGCTTTGCAGTTTAGCAATGAGATCTGGGCAGGTTAAGAGTGTACAAGCACGAGCGGTATTTGCTGCAAATACAGAATTTCCAAACGGTGCAAAAGGCGATTTCTTTGAGTACGAAATGGGATTAGATGAAAAATTAAAACATATTCCAAACGGTATAAAAGACGCAGCGTTTATTACACATTTTTACGCAGTAGTAAAGTTCAATAACGGCGGACACGTTTTGAACGTAATGACTAAACAGGAAGTTGAAGCGATCAGAAATGAAAGCGCAAATTATAAGTTTGCTAAACATAAAGAAAGTACCATTTGGGGCAAATACTTTGAAGAAATGGGCTGTAAAACAGTTTTGCGCAGATTGATGAAGTATGTACCTTTAAGTCCAGAAATTCAGCAAGCTATTGGAACAGATGAAGCAGGAGATTACGGGAAGCAAAATTTAGGCGTTGATCTTATGGCAGATCCAAATACACCAGAAGAGGTAAGCGAAGCAATTGAAGCAGAAATTTACACCGAAATTGAAGCGGAAGAAATAGAAAAAATGCAAACTTACGAAGAAGCAAAGCAGGATAAAGTAAAAGCAGCGGAAAGCAATTTAGAACAAGTTTTAGCAAAGAGAAAACGCAAAGTAGATGAATAGCAATTTAATCATAACCAGCACTAAAGGAATGAGCCACACGGATTGGCTCAAATTCCGTAAACGTGGGCTTGGAGCTTCTGAAATTGGAGCTGTAATGGGATTGAGCGAGTATAAATCCTCAATGGAATTGTTTTACGAAAAAATCGGCGATCACATAAATGTTACCATTGAAAATATGGCAATGTATATGGGTCATGAGATGGAGGGTTTTATAGCTAAACAATGGGAATACTGGGCAGGATCTGAACAAAGTATGATTGCAAATTACAGAGCAGGAAACAGAGTTAGACGAATGCAGAAAGTGAACGGATATGTACAGAACCCAAAGTATCCACATTTATTTGTATCATTGGACCGTAAGATAAACAAACATACAGACAACGGCGTTGAACGTGGCGAGGGAGCATTGGAATTAAAAACGATTGCAGGATATGAGGCGGACAAATGGGTATCTGGAATACCGCCTCAATATTTAATCCAAGTACAAACACAATGTTTAGTTTGTGAATTTGAATACGGCGAGCTGGCAATATTAAGGGATGGACGAAATTTTGACGTATTTCCATTTGAAAGAATGCCAAATATTTGCGAAGCTATTGTACATGAAACAACTGTTTTTTGGGAGAAAGTAGAAGAGGGTAAAAAGATCTTAACTAAAAGATTTGAGGCTGAAAGAAACTTTAATTACAGAGCAGTTGAAGAGCTTACACACGAATTACACAGCATCGAACCAGATCCAGACGGCTCAATAGGCTTTGAATCGTTTTTAAAAGAAAAATACAAAAAATCAAAGCACGGAGAAATACAAGGAAGTATTTTGCACGTCGAAGCAGCTCGAAAACATAAAGAGTTAAAGGAAAGTATCAAAAAGTTAGAAAACGAAGCCAGAGAGCAAGAAAACTACCTAAAAAACGAAATGAGGGAACTTGAAAGCATTAATCTTGGCGCAAATGGGAAAGTAACGTGGCGAACAGATGTTAACGGATCAAGGCGGTTCAATAATGGGTATCGTGAATAAAATATTTTCGATTTTGTTTTGGAAATACAAAAATAAAACCAATATTTGCATACCGAAAATAAGGATAAGTATTGCAGCATCTCACATTAAGCAATATAAAAATATATAAAAACAACCCTATTTGAATGACAGCGAGGTGAGATGCGCTTGATTTCATTTAGGGTTTTTTGTTTTTAATTATGAATGAAAATTATAAATACACAATTTTAATAAACCAGTTTGCAGCTATTGAAAACGGTTTAGATTTAGATATAATTGATTTAGCAATTTTCGATTATATAAAAGATTTCAGCGGATCTAATTACTGTTCAAAAATAGCAACTCCAGAGGGAACGTATTTTTGGTTATCACATAAAAAAATAATACAAGATTTACCATTATTAAAAATAAAAAGCGCACAGGGAATTATAAAAAGAATATCTAATTTAATAAACAACGGTATTTTTGAAAAGCACCCGAACTGTGAATTATATGGTAAAACATTATACAAAGCAGGAGTTAATTACGATCTTTTAATTTTTGGTAAATCAGTTGAT